GTGGTGATTACGTCGAAACCTTCTAGCTTCTCAAGGTTCGGATCGAACTCGCTGGGAAGATGAGTCTCATGTACAATAACGACCGAGGGCGGCGGCAGGTTAGGCGGCCACTCTTTTACTTTTTCACGGATCGCATTGACGATCTGTGTTATTCGGTCGTTCGTCTGTCTCATGTCTAGTAGAGGACGGGAGCTTTTCCTGGGCCGCTTTTAGGCGAGATCTCTCATGCCGTTGGGATTACTGGGAGAGAACTTGCCCCAGTTCTTTCCGGCTTGGGCTTCTGATTTCATCGTGAAGTTGATGCCGTCTCGACCGGTGAGAGAAATGGCGAGGCAATCTTGCATGAGCTTAGCCGTGTCGTTGACAAGCCCATCTGGAACCAGCGCCAGAAAAGAGTCATGTTTATTGTTAATCGCCGGTAGTGTTTTCGGCGGCCGCTCGTTGTTGTAGCGGTTGACTGCGATGTGTGTGATACATCCCACGGTGGACTGAGGAACCCACGAGATGCCTTCCCTGATATAAGAGTCAGTAATAGTGCGCTCGAACCGGCGTGGATATCCAAACAGATTACGGAGCTGACGGTTAGTTCTAATCTGAAATTCAATTTCATCTTGCCATTCTATGATTTCGGGGAACAGTGATGCGAAGAAACCGAGGAAGGTTTTACACTCGGCGAGGCTGAGGGTTAAAGTACCGTGACTTTGCTTGAGGGTTTGAAGCTGGAAGGTCCGCTCACGCATCCTATAGGAGGAAGCATGGCAGACCATCTTGCCGATCTTGTATTCTTTGTCTGAGGATTTGATTGCTTTGTCTAGGGGTTTCCAATCTGGATCTTTCTTTAGGTCAGAGGGGCTGAGAGATTTCCAATAGCTTGGAGATTTCCCCGCGAGAGGCCATTCGTTCTGCATTGATTCGCAGAAGATATGCAGCGCGATGAAGGTATGGGGTTTGATATTGACAGAGAAAAGTTCTCTATACTTTCCAGGGCGCGTGAGATTGGCGACAATAAGAGCCTCGGCGCCGCTCTGGTCGCATTGTACGAATGTCATGCCCGGCGGGGCAATGTAGATATCAAGAGCTTCTTTGTCTGGATTCTGGAGATTTGCTCCGTAGTCGCCAAGGAATTGACCGGAGGCTAGGCGAAAGCTTCCTGTCCCGGCGACCTTGAGAGAGGTGAGACAGTGGATGTGAGGTTGTGGCATAAGTTATTCGACTTTATAAATCTCTTCACCGAGTCTCATACCGCTTGGCCATTCAATGAATGAAGTAAAGCTCTTATCTTTAAACACTACGCGATCAGTAGGCTGAATCGTGAGGGCGCCATTGTTAAGTTTGATAAACATAAACTCTTTATTCTGTCCGGGATCTAAAGAGAAGCCGTCATCAAATGGCGCGGCGGTAAAGAGATATTCGCCATGATAAATATCCTCACCACAGCGTGTCTCGCAGCGCAGGCCTTTGAGATATTCGTATTCAATCGTGGCGAAACGCCAGCCATAACAATCCCAATGTTGAGATTCTTGAAGTAGCCAATCTGTGTTGCTATTCTCTGCAAAGAATAACGCATTGGGTGGAAGATTGCGATAGACTGCGCCATTCTCTAACAAGACATGACAGCCCCATGCGCGGCCGGGCGTTGAGGTTATGGCAAAGAATACAGCGGGCATTAGGCCGCGTGGTTCTTTATGCGTAAAGGCTGTATTGACATAGCAATACAGATGACGAGGTAGGTTTTGTGTGAACATATTGTTGGAGGTTAAGCGTCATCACGCCAACCCACGAACGACGCATTGAAAGGACGGCCGTCGTCTGTGAGGTTGAGATATTTGATGGTGGCTTTGCGTTGGAAGTGATAGTTGGGCGTGATATACTCTTCGCGCTCCTCATCCGTAAAGCCTGTGCCGACTTCGAATGTCACGCCTCTGTTGGTGATGAACTTCAACGCGCCTAGTTTTCCAGCGCATTTGCCCTCTTGGGATATAACCCTTCCAATGCACTCAAACTCTGCATCAAGAAAGGCTTTGCGCTTCTGCAGGTTCATCGTCGTACGCTCCTTCGGACCTTGAGGAAGATAAGATCCGAAGACGCTCTTGAGCATTTGGCCTTCATAATTGGCAGCGACGTAGTGATTGTAGTAATTGTCGAGTTCGATACGAGTCTTGCAGATTTCCCAGTTTATTAGGATAATTCCAGCGGTTTGACCCCAGCTATCATCGAGGACTTTATCGAGAAGCAACATGCGCGTGAGCGCGTTGAACTTTGGCTCTACGAGATCAAAGGCGTAGAATATGATACGCTCTGCATCATCGCCCGGCTCCAGTCGATTCACACCCACAGCACTATTGATCTTCTGAAGACTCATGCCGTGACAATACAACTCGCCGTCGATGATGTAGTCTGTCGTGGGCGGGACGATGTGTTTTAAGACCGAGTCATTCCACCGCTTGCCGTCGCGTGAGAAGAAGCCCCTTTGAGGAATGTACATACACCTCAAGCCATTCAGCTTAGGCATCGAGACCACGTGGCCAAACTTTGACGCATCATAAATCCCAGCGCGCATAAAGGAGGCTGCGATTTGTGGGTCTTTTTCTTTTGTATCTTTCATAAATTATTTTTTCTACACACCTGATATACATTCCAATATAGAATTAATCCGTCACGAATTTCCTCTGCTGTTTTACGTTCTGAGAGTGGTTTATTATTTAAACACTCTAAATACAATTCACGATCTTTTTGTAAATACTCTTGCTCTTTTGGTAAGAGCTCTTGAAGAAGTTCTAAGTCTGACATAAATTAATATTCCCAAATCCACTGTTGAAATCCTAACATACCTTTCAGCTTAACCATACGACGCATCTCGAAGATCACATCAATGGCCACGTTCTTTGGATGCTTGAGTTTTATTTTGTACAAAGCATCCCCGGCGACCGAGGGCGAGCCTTTGTCTGTTGTCTTCTCTGGTTTATATCTTAGTTGTTCGTGCAGATATTTGACAACTTGATCCGGGCTGCCGGGATTGAGGTCAAATCCGACCAGTATTCTCAAGACGCGGTTGAGTTGTTTATAGCGATCTTCACACTTCCTTACGATATAGCCCCGCTTGACGGGGTCGAAGTGCATTCCGTGGAGGGACATGAAGGCATAGTCTGCGAGCGATCGACTGGCTTGATCGACCGAGTCTTGAAGTCCACGGTCCCTTGAGATGAGGTCAATCTGACCATAGTAAATCTCTCGGAGGACAATAACGTCTTTAACATTGTAAGCGCGGAGCTGCTCAAATTGTGCTCGATTTCGAGGATCAAAGTTTCCTGCTTCATCTTTGTGAAAGGGTCGATTGGAAAAGAGAGTGGCTTGATGGGCGAGAGACTTCTCGGCCTCGGGATAGATCCTATGACCGGCGACCATGGTGTCATAGATGTCGTGGCCGAAGGGGATTTTGTAGAAGGCGGCGAGGAAACAGAGATCGAAGAGGGCGTTGTGTATGACGACCCTGCGCTTCTTTAGCTCTCTTATGAAACGTGCAAAAAACACCACACCCACGTTAAGATTACCGCCCCAATCATAAACAGGGACAGAATAAACAGGGCTATCTCCGCACGCGATGGCGAGGCAGGTGAGGGTATTGGTCTTGGGATGGGTCTCGATGTCGAAGAAAATGGGTCCTTCGTGGTTAAATACTCTGAGGGCTTCTTCGCTTCGGGCGCAGACGACGGGTTGTATTTCAGGTTGAACTTTTTGGGAGTCATAAGTAAGGAGTTTCTTTATGTCTTGTGCGAACCAAAAGCTGTAGTTAGATCGCTTCGTGGGCGAGGTACTCTTGCCATCATCCTTATCTAGGATGTCGTCGCCATCGCCTTCGCCTTCGAGCGCATCTTCCATGCCCCAAGCATCTACACAATCCTGTGGCCAATAGGTTACGATGTATTGTGTCTTGTTTGGTGAGGTGTAAACTACGCCGCGAAAGGCATCGAGGCTTTTGTCTTTGGCGGCGGGGAGAAACTCTAGCGCCTTAGCTCCGGCGAAGATGATCTTTGTTATGCCGCTTGGCTTTGGATTAGACCCACGAAAGAAGTCGTCGGCAAAGGTTATAAAAATATCAGATGAATTATCCAGGTCAAGATTATGATTAGCCAACACAGAACGAACAAAATCTCCGGCGGGTCCGAGAAGGATGCCGTTGTTTTCTTTATCAAATCGCGATGGTCCATGGAGAACGAGGGCTATCATGTTGAGGGTTATTTACAGAGAAAAGAAAAGGCAGACTATTTCCGGTCTGCCAGCGGTGCGAGTGGGATGTATGTCTTGAGGAAAAACCTCTTAGCAAGTTCGCATTACTTACTAAGAGGCGCATGTCTCTATGATGGCAACCACTCCATCAAGAGACTTAAAAGGCTGCGATGGGAGACGCCACGCCCTTGACTTGAGAGAAGTCAAACTGGGTGTTGTAGCGCTTGATGATAGCCTCGCCGTTCTCGTCGCGCTTGGCGAATTTGAGATCCCTTGAATTAGAAGGATCGTCGCTGACGTACTCAGGCTGCGACTGAACGAGCATGTTGAAGGCTTGGCCTTCGAGCGACTTGAGCGCGTCGGCCACATCCAAGTCGGAATAGTCGTCGGGCAATCCGTCATACAGGCCGACAGTCTGCAGCGCACCGGCAAGAATCTCCAGCGCAGAGTCAACGCCGTTCTTGTTCTCAAGCATGATGTACATGTTGCCCTTTGCGCCCAGCGTCTTATAGGTCACGCCAGCGGCCACAGTGGTCTCGGGCGCAATGATCTCGCACTCACAGACAACCATCTTGAAACCCTTCGCGCTCTGGCGAGTCTCGGTCTTGTGGACCAGAACCTTATACACGTTCGCGGGGATGAATCCGATCTTGACTTCAGTACCTTTTTTCATTTTATGTTTTGTTTATTTTATTTAATCACTGACACCGACAAATGGGAGGGAGCTTTCTGTGGGCCAAAGTTTAGGCTCTGTTTTTTAGGATACTATCAATCGTTACTTCGAGCATCTTATCCGAAGCATACTGAAAGTCGTACTCTCGCAACATTTCAGTTACGTTAGGAATAAGACCTTCGTAGTTATTGACTTCAAAGTTATAGACATATCCGCTAACGCTGCCATCAGAATGCTGCTTGACTTTAAGAGTCAAACGCATCTCGGCTTCTTGTAGGGGATATTCTTTATCCTTGGCTGGAATATTTTCGTTCATAGTATTAGGGTTTAGAGAGTTCAGCAGCAATCTTATTCAGAGCCTTCACAACACAATTCTCCATGGGATTAGGCAAGCCCCAGAAGATAGGAGTCTTCGCGGTCGTGACGCCATCGGTCTGCGTGGCGAAGAAGTATTGGATCGTGTCAGATCCTTTCTCTTTCTTCGCATAGACAGACCACACAGCGAGACACTCAGACTCGATGCCTTTGTTCGCCCACTCTTTACCTTGGACATACAAGCGGCGGCGAGTTGTCATACTCCCGTCGAGACCTTGAATTGGGACAATCTCTTCGAGACCGGTGATGATGACAGTCTTGTCGAGACTCTTGAGGTTAGTGCACAAAGTCTGGATGCCATCGTTGTAGTTCTTCCAGATGTCGAAGCCTTTGTACATCATTTCGCACTTGACCTGAAGCTGGTCAATGGCGGCGGTGATTGAGTCAATGACGACGAGATCTTTAGTCGTGTCTTTCTTGACTTTGTTTAGTTCGACAGTCAGCTTATCATAGCTGTCGATTGGCACAACGAGCTTCTCGTCGCGCACACGAAACGGCATACCCTTTCGCTCGGCGTCGAAGATAACGGTGCGTGCGGGATCGACGTTGCGGAAGGACGTAGACTTGCCTGAGCCACTCGGGCCAACGAGTGCGATGAGGGTCTTTGGCCATTGAGGTTTTACTTGTGGGGATGTTTCCATATGTTTGTTTGTTATTTTTTACTCACCATGTTAGTGGCTGATATTTAACAATCGAGCACTCCGACAAAAAGAGTTCAAGTTGCACAGCGTTCTGCGCAAAGCAGATTCGCTTGAAGGGACAGCTCGGACAGGCGTTGCACGCTTTGCCGCTAGGCGGAGGAAGCTTATCGTGGGCCATTGCTTCGTTGATATGATCGGTGAAAGTCTCAATGCGATCTTTGACTTCCGAATCAAACTCCCAGAGTTGCTCCTCCGTAAAGCTCCAGTCAGGGCCGATGCGCCATGCGGGGCTTGGCAAAGAGATCTGGACAATGAGAGTCCTTATGACCATGCGCCGATACCATGCAGAGTTTGCATAGTTGATGTCGTCTTTGAAGATTTCATAAGCGAATTTTTGAAATATATAATAGTAGAAAGAGAACTGCGTGTCGCCTTCGTAGCCAGCGACTGCGTCTTTGAATGCATACTTGCGCGTTGTCTTATAGTCTGTGATCTGCACGATCCCGGCGGGCGTGGCAGAGAGAACGTCAACGGTGCCCACGTAAGCGAAGCCCGGGCGGTCGACGACGGGAATGTTGAAGTGAAACTCAGCCCCGCGATTGTCTCCGAATTTGAGGGGAGTTGGAAGGCTACTCAAAGGCGCTGCGGTCAAAGCCTTCCGAATCTGATCTTGATCTTTAGTGGGAAGGTTCTTTTCCTTCGCGGCTTTGAAGGCTTCGAGACATGCATCTTGCCACTTCTCTCCGCTCCGGTCAAAGGCTACGTTCTCTGCGAACTTGTGAATGATCTTGCCGACGGTGAGAACGGTGATGTCCTCTTGAGGCTTAAGGCCGAGGAAGACTGTAAAGAACCAACGCCTCGGACAGGCTGAGATCTTTAATCCAGAAGCGTTGATGGGGATAACTGCGGGGATGCCTTCGTGAGGGAGGTCTTTGTATGTTATTTTCATTTGTTATTTAAGAAAAATAAAGAGAAAAGAAAGA